CAGCTCGATCTCGCTCGCCATCTTCGAGCCCGGGATCCAAAGTGGCATCCAGACGTTCTGCGCCTCGCTGGTCTGCACCTCGACCGAAGACAGCGTGATCGTGAAGATCTGCTCGGCGTGCTGGTCCTTCATGTCGGCGAGCGCATCGGCGAAGGGCTCCGCGAGTTCTGCGAAGGACAGGATGTCGGTCGATAGAAGTCCCTTGATAGTGCCGTCCTCCTCTTTCTTGGCGTTCTCGCTGATCTTCATGATGAGCGGCGCCAGTGGCGGTAGGAGCGGCGCGACCTTGCGCGAGAGGTGAAGCTGCTCGAAGGCGGACAGCTTCTTGACGCGAAACTTACGTTTGTCGAGTTCGAATTTCATGGTGTTCCCCGGTCATGTGACTGTGTTCTTGTGTTATGAAGTTGGATAGGTGCCGAGCACGGTCTCGATGCGGATCGCATCGAATTCCCACTCGATCGTCCCCGCCTCCTTCTGGTAAGAAATAGGCGGTTTACGTTTGAAAGCGACCTGAAGCGCAGTGGTGATATCGCCTGAGGCCTTCTGCTGGCAGACAATCGTGTTCTGTCCGTGCAACGCTGCTGTCGATGTCTGGATGTCGTACATCTGGTGAAGAAGTGCATTGACAGGCGAGGTCTTGAGCAGGCGAACAACGACCCGCCCAGACTTGTCGGCATGCAGAGAATGCTGACCAGCGCCGCCGCCGCCGATCTGCATGGTGTTCTTGTCGCCGGCTGCCTCGAAGGAGATACCCTCGTCGGAAGAGCCGGCGTCTTTGGCGAGGTTTGCCGAGCCCGTGGGTCCGGAAAGCGTCGCCACGACATCGAGGAAGGAGTACGTCGCCATGTTGAAAGTTACCTACTTGAAAAGTTGTGTCGTTTCAGCGATTCACGGACACCAAAATGTTGGCGAAGTGAACTGCGCCGGCCAGCTTGATGGCCGCCTGAATGGGTGGGGACTGGCGAGCTGCTCGGGCCGCAACAGACTGACTGGAGATCGGCGGCTGATAGATGTAATAGCCGGTGGAGAGGTACTGGCCGCTGACGAGAGCGCCGATCGCAGGACCCGTCCACGTGCCCGGAGCGACCAACCCATTGTTGACAGCCATCTGGCAGTCCTGAGCTACTACGGTCGCAATCTGGTTGATGCCCGCGTCGGTCTGCGGAATCTTGGTCGGCGAGGTGTACAGCAGGTTGTAGACATCGGTCTGAATCTGGTTCTGCAGCCAGTCCGTGCCGTGAATCTCGTCGAAGAAGTAGCCGTTCGCCATCGTGCCTTGCTGGATGATGGTCGTGTTGTTGTTGTACGCGACGAAGACGTTGCAGTTTTTCGCAGTCAGCGTAGCAGCGGCAGTCTCGCTGAGCGTCTCGCCGACGACAATCGGCTCCTGTTTGAACTTCAGAGTAATGGTCGTGTTGGACCCGTTGAAGTTCACCGAGAAGGCGCGACCGAAGATGGATGCCGAGGCGTACGGGTTCGTGCTCGAGTACTGGCAGAACGTGCGCGTGTATCCGCCCGCCTGAAGGAGCGCAGCAAGGTCCGTGTTGCTCGTGGAGAGCAGCGCCGCGCCTGCCTGCGTCGTGACGCCGTAGATATGCGACGGCGATGCCGCCTCGATGAGGCCCGCCACCTGCACATAGTCCGCATCGAGAATCGGCGTCGCCGCGGCAATCTGCAGGCCGTACCACGCATTGGTCAGTGACAGGAACGTGGATACACAGCTCTCAATCGTCTCGGCCAGAATGCCGGAGACGCTCGTACCGCCCTGGCTTGCTTGCAGGCCCAGGAGCGCGGAGATGTCGGTGCCGGCGCCCGTGTTGGCAAACGAGACGCTTGAGGAAGTTCCGGTGGTGACGCTCTTGACCTGGAAATAGCCGTAAGTGGGATTCCACGTGACCGTGGCGGACCCGGCGAACGCGGACTGGATGACCGAGGCAACACCGTTCAGGTTGCTTTGCGTGGAGAAGTTGAGTCCCGTGAGGTTCTTCGCATTGCCGTCGACGGTGAAATTGACACCACCGTTGAGCACGCTGGTGAAGTTGGACATCGCCTGCTGCGTGGCCGACAGCGGCGCACCGGTGAGGCGTCCCTTCGTGGCAGAGGCTGCCCAGCGGCCAACGTAGCACTGAGCCGGCTGTGGGGACTGTCCGAAGAAAAGCTGCGCGGCCAGGTATTCCGGCGAGGTGGTCCCGAAGTCGGTCGCTATCGCGTTCGCGGAGGTGTAGAGACGATACCGCTGGGATGTGTCGATGATGTCGGAGTCCCCGACGATCAGAAGGCTCCCGAAGTTGCGCTGCTGCGCGGCAATCGGCGCCATCTGAATCTGGACGCTGACGACGTCATTGACTGACAAGCCTGGCATGAGGAAGTACTCCAAATATTTTGGGCAACAAAAACCCCGCACTGAGGCGGGGCTTGTTGAGGCGGTCGCGGAAAAGTCGGGGTGCGGCTATCGGCCGTCAGGCGGCACGTTGATCACGCGGTCGACATGGCCGGTGTCGTCTTGCAGGTCGATCTCGGCCGAGACAATGGTGTTGACGAGGTAGGCGCGCGCGGCCATGCGACGGAACGTGATGGCGCTGTCCCAACGTCGGATCCACTGTTGATTGATGAACTCCGGCGCGGCGCGGCCCGGATCCATGTGACCGGTGAAGTACAGACCAGAGGCCTTCGCGGCATACAGGTTCTGCTCGATCCAAAGGCCATCGCGAAGGATGCCGAGATTGGCTTTCGAGTGTGGGCCGTAGAAGCTCACCAGCACTTCGAGTTCCTCGTGCCGCTGCGACACGTCTCCGGCCGGCTGGCTGATCGAGATGCCGGACAGATGCTGCACATACGCGTTCGCATCAGGAATCGAGGACACCACGCCGATCGAGCACCAGTCGACGCCCGGCTCCGGCTGCTTCGGAACGACCGGCTGCCAGCGCGGGCGCACGAGCGTCGCATCCAACCCCGTGATGCCGACCACCATGGCCTGCAGCACCGAGTCGAGGTCATCATCCTCAACCGGCGCTGGAGGGACGACGTATGTCACGCGGCAACCTTCTGTGGACGGAGGTAATACCCGGTCTGCGGGATCGGGATGGAGGCTGACGCGGGCAACAAATAGAGGGACGGCGGCGCGTAAGTGATCGTCACCCGTGGCGGCAAGGCAACCAGACTGACGCTGCCGACCCTTGGCGCCAGAATTGAGGCTGCGGCTGGCGCTACGCCCGCGAGGACGATGGCGCCTGTAGACGGTGAGATAGCCACTGACCCGCGCGCGGGTACGGCGCCCACCAAGTCCACGGAGCCCGCCCCGGGGGCGATGAACCACTTCTGCAAGAGTGATGGCGCGAGACCTGACAGGCTGACCGAGCCGGTCGTCGCACTGACGACAGTGCCGCGTATCAAACCCGGGGCGACGCCCGCCAGCGTGACTTGGCCGACGCCAGGGGCCACACCCAGCGCCAGGGTCCCTGCGACGCCCGAGAGCGCCACTGAGCCCACCGAGGACGCAATGACGGTACCGCGCACCAGTGAGGGCGCAACCCCGCTCAGCGCCATCGCGCCCACCTGTGGGGCGATGCCGAGCGCCAGCGTGGAGCTCACACCCGCCAGCGTGAGCGCCCCAACGCTCGGCGTGATGCTGCTGCTACCCGCGCCGAACGACAGCGTAGGAGCGAGACCCGTCAGAGTTACCGCACCGGCAGCCGTCACCGTCACGGTTCCGAGAACCAACCCGGGCGCAATCCCAGTCACGGTCAGCGCACCAACGGACGGGCTAATGACCGTACCCTGCACCAGGGTCGATGCGACGCCATTGAGCGTGACGCTTCCGACGGTCGGGGCGAGGACAGTGCCGAGGATGACCGTCGAGGCCACCCCGGTGAGCGTCACCGCACCGACGGTCGGTACTACGGAGGTCACCGTGGGCTTGGTGATCGATGGCGCGACGCCTGCGAGCGCGACAGCGCCCACGCTCGGCGCAATCACCGTGCCGAGAATCAGTGTCGGCGCGACACCTGAGACGGTAACGGATCCTGCCGAAATGAGCGGCGCAAGGCCGGTCGTCAGCCGAACCAGACCGGCTGATGGCGTGATCGTGGTGTTGGACACGGGACTACCCTGCTAGGGGTATGAGCTCGCAGATGTTCTCAGTGAAGCCGATGCCGTACGTCGAGTAATCGTTGACCTTGGTGACGGTGTAGCGCTTGCCGTTCCACTGAACGATGTCGGCGGTAGCGCCTGCCCCCGCATCGCGCAGCTTGAATCGTGTGATGACCGAGATGTTGTCGGTTGCGTGCTCGCCGACGGCACCGCGTTGGAGCAACTCGCCTTTGTCTGAGGTCACGACGCCGGAGAATCGAGTGAACTCGGTGTTTGTCACACCGCGTCCGCTGCTGTTGGTGATTATGGCGTTGCGTTCGCAGATGAGCGTGTTGTCGGCGAAATCGGGATCCGTGAGGACCTCGCTCACATCCAATAGCGGGCTCATTTCTTGGTCCGCACCACTGAGGTTACCGCATTGCGGAGCTGACCCGTGTTCAAGAGACTCACGATTCCGGCCGCGCTCTGCGCTGTCGCCGGATCAACCCCGCTGCGCACCTGCTCCAGATACCGCTCCTCGTTAGCCCGCCGAGACTGCGTCTGCCGCGCGTACTTGCGCGAGCGAATGGACGAAGGCTTCAGCGGCGGCGGAATGTTGCTCCCGATTTTCCGCTTGACGCCCGACTCGGCCACGATGCCCGCCGCAGTCAGTTCGCCGTCACTCTTCTGCGGGTTGCCGTCCAGGGCAGCGGTAGCGGCGCCTCGTAGGTGCGGCATCCACTCACGTTGAGACTCGCGCGTTCCAGGTACCAGCCAAGGGCGAGCCGGAACATTGCGTGCGGGACTACCAGTCTCCATGACGTACCCAATCATGGCGTTCGTTGGGTGCGTGTTGGTCGCATCGCCCTGACGGGTGGCGGTTGACTCCGG